ATGTGGCGATGGAGGTGACAATCCCCACAACTCCGCCTATCACAGTTGCCGCAAGCCCCCAAGGAGACGCGCTGGCCACCGCACCAGATACAGCCATCGCCTCTCCGGCGGCCGTGGCGGCGGTGGAGACCTGGAAAAAGCTGGTTGCAATTTGAACGATTTCCCCGGCCTTTTTTGTGGCCTGGAACGCAATAAAGCCGGAAGCGATTCCGGCAACTGCGCCAACTACATCGTCCCCATGATCTACCAGCCACCCAAAGGTATTTCCAATGCCTTCCGCAAGGTCGTCAAGCTTCCCACTTTTGGCGGCTGCGTTCATCTTGTCTGTAAACTTCTGGATAATGGGGATTGTATTTTTCAGCACCGGTTTTCCCAGCACCGCCTGCAGCTGTCTTTGGGCTTCTTTCAGTTCGCCGGTGGCGTTCTCCCAGCTGTCGGATTCCCTGGCGGCTTGTCCCAGCGCGCCAGATGCCTTATTGCCGGCCTCAACCATAGATAGGAGCACGTCCACCTTCTGGGCTTCCGATAACTCCTGAAAGCTCTTGGCGTATTTTTCATTCGCTGCCGTGTTACGGGTGGTTTCTGTTGCAGCGATGCCAAGGGCTGCATCATTCGCGTAATTGCCCTTCAGGAAGCTCTGAAGCGTCTCTGTGGCGTCTTCGATCGAGCGGTCGTAGTATGCCGCCGAATCTGCCGCAGCGTGTAGGGCCCGTTGTGCGAGCCCCAGAGCCTCCTCAGAATCCGCTCCCGTCGTTTTGGCGAATGCGTAGATTTTTGTGTAGCTTCCCTGCATCCGAGTGGCCGTAATGCCGGCCTCGTCCGCAACTGCCTGCAAACTGGATCTGGCAGTAGCCTCAAAGCCGGAAAAAGTCTGCTCGAACTGGGCGTTTTCGGCCTGGACTTGTGCTGCGGACTCAATCATCCCGGACGCAAAATCTTTCGCGCCTTCGAGCAGTTTGCGAAAGCCAGACATAATGGCGTCCGACAATATGCCGGCCTTTAGGATGTCAGAAAAATTTAGAGAAGCCTCTCCAGCATCATCCACGGAATCTGAGAAGTCATCTACATCGCCGGAAGCATCATCGGCAGCATCGGCAAAATCAGAAATTTGGTCAGTTGCATCCTGGGCGGAGTCAGCAAAGTCTCCCGCGCCGTCCTCCGCCGCCTGGAACGCCTTGATTGCTGCGGCAAGTTCTTCGTCCACACCCGTCAGCTCTTTTTCCAGCTTCGACACTTCGGCCTGGGCGTCATACAAAGCCCCTTCCAGCCTCTGGGCCTCGATGCTGCTATCTCCAAATTTGGTTCTTGCCTTCCCCCACGCACCTTCCAGCAAGGAGACCTTGGAGCGCTGATTGTCGATCTGCTTTTGCAGCTGGGCCGCAGTTGCGCGGAGCTTGCCTTGCTCATCACCATTTTTGTCAAACTCCGCAGTAACTGCTTTTGTCTGGGCGACTAAAGTTTTGTACTCCGTGTTGATTTGGCTAATTTGGCGTCTAAATTCCGCTTCGCCATCAATGCCAATCTTTGGGCCGATATTGTACGCCATATAATCACCTCAGCTCCATCACTTCATCGTACGTCCACTTCCGACGCTCGGGCTTCAGCTCTGCGCCACGAGAAATTGCAAAGCAATCTGCCATAGATAATATTTCCCCCACCGGCGTATGTAGGATCTCCCGGGTGGGCATTCCGGCTCGCCTGCCCCAATATCTCAGCCAGGTTGCGCAGAGCCGGATTTCGGTTCTGCGCCGCCGCCGTTTTTTGCCGGGGCTGCCTCTACCTCTTGCCGCAGGGAATCGTTGATGGCCGCAATGGCGGAAGGGCGAAGCAGCACCAGCTGCCGGGGCGTCAACAGTTTTCGCAGCTCTGCCTCGGTCGGCACTTTGCGTGCTGTCGCATCCCCGTCTGCGCAAAAGCTGGCCAGCAACCTGCGATTTTCCTCGCCTTCCCGCAGCAGGACAGCCAGGACGGATGCCGTACGGGATACCATTTCCCGGATATCGCCATCGCCGTCCAAGTAGCTTCCAAGTTTGTCCATCCCACCGCAGGCCTGGGTGATCTGATCAAAAGCCTCGACCGTCATGCAGAGTTGGTACTCTTTTCCACAAATTGTCACAGCGTTCATGCTTGTACCTCCGTTTCTGCTTCCACACTCAGCAGGGCTTTCAGAATTTCTTCGGCATCCTCCTCCGTGGCTTGATCATCCGCCACCCACTTCCAATCGTGGTCGGAGGAATCGTCACGCGCCAGTTTGCCGGTCAGCGCTTGGGTCTGCCAGCTAATGCTGTTCTCCGTCGTCTTGGCTGCCGATTTCGGTGCATCAAATCGCACCTTTCTCAAAACTGTCGGGACAAACGTATCAACGCCATCGGATCTGTATTTGGCAATATAGCCCACGCCAAAATACGGCGGGTTATTTTTAATTCCATGCTTTAGGATTTTTACCTTCTTTCCTTCGCCGTAGGAAAGCTCCTCCGGCTCGGGCGCGCCGGTGATCATCTGTTCTGCTTCCAAAAGCAGGCCGTCAACGGTCAACGTCAAGTCGCCACCGGTAAAAATACCAGCGTCGGTTTCCGCCACAACGTTGTCACAACAAAACGAGTTATCGCTGGACGACGACGGTTCAATCGATACTTCCACACCCCGCGCCAACTTCCGCCCACCGGTGTACGTGGGGTTCCCGCCGTTCGCGTTGTACTTCGCAACATACGGGAGGCTAAAGCCAATACATACTTTTCCTGCTGCACTCATAATTCTGCCTCCTAAATTAGTTTTTTGATTTCTTTGTCAATTTCCGCTTGCATCGCCTCTACGGCAGCCTTCTTCGTTTTTGTTACCGCCGGGCGCACAAACGGAGTCTTTTCGCGGGCAGACGAGCCGCTTTCCACAGCCCTGGCCAGCAACTGGTTCGGGACGCCTTGTGGATATTGTTTCGTGGGGTGGCTCCCGTACCCGTCAAATCCGGCCTTCGTGTGTAAAAAGCCATTCTTGTCCCGCTCAATCGGAGTTAAGCCAAAGCTGTCAGCCAAATCTTGCTTTTGATTTTTCGGCAGCCCATGGAACGTTTCTCCTGGCTGCAACCTCCGGAATTTCTCCTCCGGCAGTGCTTGCAGATTGGATCGGATTTGATCTGCAACAATCGCAGCGCCGGATGCAACTGCCCGTTCCAACATCTTTCCGCCATCCGCAGCGCTCTGGTATCTCTCCAGTGCCAGGGCATAATCTCCCGTCGCAGAAAACGTTATCTTGGCCATCAGCGCAGCACCTCCCATACCCATTCATAGTGGGTAAACCCGGTATCCTCTTCATATTGGATGCTGTTCAACATCCACGCCAATCCCTGGCAGTTGTTTAAAGATGTCTCGAATGTTTCCACCCACGGATCAAATTCTTGCTTTGTAAAAAGGTCGGTCGTCCCGGTGATTGCACCGGCGCAGTGCCGCCCATCCGCCACGAAATCATTCGCGCCATCTTCTTGCCACACGAAATATCGCTCAGACTTTAGCCGCACCCGGTGGCTAACCTGGTCCGTCACAGCGGTGTGCGCGGCGATGATCTTATCTACCCAACTCATCGCATCACCTCGTATGCTTGCGTAATGCGGACCAGAGACATATCCAAGGATGGAGGCCACACATCCATGACCGCCTGCACCGTGTCAATACGGTACTGCCTGCCATCCTCTGTGATTGCCACATCCTGGGGGGATATGTCTGGCCCTCGCTGCACCCGGACTACCCGCTCGATTTCAACTTGCGCCTGCCTGGACTGATACAGCCGGGCGATCCCCAGGCGGCGCTCCTCGTATCGGAGCGCTGCTTTTGGGGTCAGTTTCAAGATCGGCTTGTAGCCAGGCTGGGCGGCATCTGTCAGGGCGCAAACCGTCAGCACGCCGGAGTTATACTGCTGGGTGATGTCATTGTTCGGCCTCGTTGGCGCTTTGCGCATACCGCTGCACCGCCCTTTCGTTTTGCATCGCCAGAAGCAGATGCGCATAGTTGTTTTCGAAAATATCCACGGCGCCGTCTCTGGCATATCGGACGTACTCAAATAGCAGGGTACGGGGCCAGCCTGCCTCCAGGTAGTTGCCCCGTTCCCCCAGCTTGCTGTCAATATAGATTTCTCCGGCGGCAATAAGCTCCGTGATCTTTCGGTCCAGCGCACCATCCTCCCAGGTGATGTCCAAATGATTTTTTACATCATCCAGGAGATCGTACGGCACCTGTTCCCCCGCAATCATCAGGACTTGGTGACGGTGACCGTGTAGGTCTTGGTGGTGGTCCCGTCTGCAGCGGTGACTTTCGCCTTAACAGTATTGGCTCCGGCGGACCAGGTGACGGCGCTGCCATTGTCAACCGGCTTGTCTCCCACCGTCACCTCCACAGTGGCAGCCGCCTCAGCAGGCGTTGCATTGATGGTATTGGAGGCGTTGGTGGTGGTTGCGGTGTATGTGGTGGTTCCTGCGGCAAAGGCCGGAGACAGGGTCAGAGCGCCGATTTTCAGGTCAGCCAGATTCGCGTCAGTGGAGGCGGCGGGGGCGTCCACCTGGGTCACCTTGTAGGCGAGCGGCGTCATACCAGAGATGTCCAGACGTAGGAACGCGTTGCCGTCCTTGGGCATGCCGTTGGCATAGGCCTTGATGATGTACACCCGCTTGTCCTCCAGGAACTTGACATGGTCGGAGAATTCAATTCGGCCGTCGGTGGACGTACCGGCGGCGGCAAAGTACCGCTTTGCCATGCCGAGAATGGCCTCGCCCCGCTCCAAAGCGGGGACCTGGATCACAGAGACAGGATAGGGGAACACGTCGTTTCTGTAGGTGCCGTCGGGGGCCATGACCGTGGTAGCGGGCATGACCTTCTGATAGTAGTCCTGGGGATTGACCAGGAGAATTAAGTCGTCCACTTTCCGGAGCTTGCCGTTGGGATCCATTGCCATCAGGGAGATCAGCTGGCCCATGGTGGCCGGGGAGAAATCCGCCACGGAAATAGCCGGCTTTTTGGGGTAAACGCCGCCTGTAACGGAAACACCTTCGCCCACCTGACGGTTCATGCCAATGGGTTTCCCGTTCCCGTCGCCAGTGGCGATGGACGCTTCCAGGCCGTTAGCCAGGGCCTCCAGGAGGATCCGGCGGATATAACTGTCCAGCCACTGAGGGCCCAACTCCAGCATTGCCTTGCACACCGGCAGAAACGCACTCAGCTTGAGCAGCACCGTGTTAACTTCCACGAATCCGCTGGTCAGCTCCTTGACAATTTCGTCGCAGAGATCGCCCCAAGCCGATTCCTGGTAGCCGTTGGTGTTCATAATCATCCGGATTGCGCCGCCGGAGGGGAGAAAGTCAATTTTGCTCAGGAGGGGGTGCCTGGTCTCCAACTCCTCCAGGACCGAATCCACCACCGTCTTGGGCATCACCACATCCAGATTGGTCAGGGCCTGCTTGGGGTCCTTGGCCTTCATAGCCTCACCCAGGGCCTTGTAATACTTGGTTTCCTCGCTGGTCAGCTGCCGTACGCCACGGGCGGCCAGGACCCGGGTGTCCGTCTCGCTGCGCAGATCCTCATAGTCTTGGCGCACCGAAGAGGCGGTATGCTCCATGAGCCGGTCAAAAGCCGCCGTGAATTC